CCCCGTTTAGAGGAACCCAACGATACACATCGTTATACTTATCGTACTGATATTTGTAGCCAGAATCCATCACGGCGTAAGATGATGATCTCAGCGCATTGCGGAAAGCGATAATGTTTGCAGACATAGAACCGCCAGCAGTATTTACAACATCTGACTTATCTGGTGATAAGAACACTACGCAATCCTTGCGGGTTTCTGCAATGTTGTCGATGAGGTAGTTAGCTAGCTGTTCACCAGCGATACCACCACGAGCCTTACCGGTTAGTAGAAGCGAAATATCAACTGATTCTGCTGACTGATATACGTCATATGCGCGAGCAATGTCACCAAATGAAATCGCTTCTTCACCAGCTCCGTCTGCACCGTATGCAAGACGAAGTGAAAGTGGGGCTGTGCCCGATGCGTTAGCAACAAGAGCTGCAGTAGCAGAAACTGCTGTTGGACGGTCAGAAGCAACCCAAACGTAAGCCGAGCTGTTGTTAATAATGGTCTTGTAGTAGTTTGCACCACCATCTGCATTCTTAGCATCCGTAGCACGTGAAACGTTACCGAATACTTCTAGAACCGTACCTGGAGCACCAGAGAACTGACCACCAGCGTCTACCACGACTACGTGCATTTCGTCTTGAGCTGTTGTATTGCCAAAGTTAGCAACATAGTCAGACTGTGTTGGAGCACCGTCAACTTGGTTGAAGTATTCCCAGTAACGAGATACTGAGTTTGACTCGTAGTTCGTTGATAGCTTGAATACCTGATCCAGTGAAAGCTGAATCGTAGCTTGACCAGTGTTTGTTACTGGAACTCCCTCACCACCACCGGTGACGAGAACGGTAGGGTTGGCGACGTTTGTGATCTTAAGATATTGCTTACCGATCGATGTGTTTCCTAGCTCAAGGATATCACCTACAGAGAACAAAGCACCAACGGTATTAGCGAATGGAAGCGGCGTATCTCCTGCTAGAGATGCTGAGTTAGCTAGCGTAATCGTTGCAGTGTTCGAACCTACAGCAATTGCAATCTTTGTTTCCGCTTTGTTGAACGATGTGTTCGTCGTCGCGGCGCGTAGATCCACTGTTGAGTTAAACTGAGCTGCGGTATCGCAGACTGCAATCTTCAATGTGTTACCAAGAGCGCCTGGGAACTTTGCAATGTAGTGCACATCAGTTTCGAAAGCGGTCTGCTTCGATGCAAAGTCGTCTTCGTTCTTGATTGTGTGGGCTTCCACGTTAGCTACGCCTGTGTTTGCAATAGCCGAAAGTGTGGCTGCTGTGTTAGCAGCACGGCTGACATATAGGCGGTTGCCATATGCAAGGAAGTTAGCTGCTGTGAACCATGTCTCTGCATTTAGGTTTGCTGGCTTGCCATAGCGTGCAGCAAGCGCGTTTTCTGAATCGATTAGTAGGAATTGGTCAACTGGACCCCAGCGAAAAACGCCTGCAATCGCGCCATCAGTTGTTGCCACCGAAGGGACAACAGTGGTAAGATCGATTTCAGTAACGTTTACACCTGGGCTGATTTGGAAACCTCCACCACCTAGTCCAATGTTAGGTACTGCCATTTTATTCTCCCTTGCGTAAGGTTGTTTCTTGTATTACTACTGTGTCATATTTATAAAAGAGAGATTTTAGAAGAACAAACCTCTGAACTCAGGGTTTGGCATATTAACTAGATCTATCACGTCGTCTTCTGGTTGTCCATCATTGATGAACCCAAACGGTAGTAGCTGACTCTCCAGCTCCTCGTCCGTCTTATCTCTAAGCTTCATTAGTGTGTTTATGTCCGTAAGATCTTTGAAATACTGCTGGTCCGACATCCAACCAAACAGCACTAATCCCATTACCAAGTCGTCATTGCAGCCTGACTCGGCTTCATATGACGTTCCTTTCTTCGAGAATCTCGATAGCTCAAAGATCGTATTGTGATCATTAATAATAAGCTGACGCTGCTCTACGAGTAGCTTGAGCATTGAGCAACCAATAGCCTTGACGGTCTTCGTTGTTCTGATGCCTCTATCAACACCGCTGCCTTTTGAGAACCCACCAGAGATCCTCTTGCCTCTTGCTCCAGCATTCTCCGTATATATGATACCTTCATATTCGTAATCATAAAATAGAGAGTCTGCTACCTGAGCTCCAACGTCGTTGATTTCGACTAGGATAGAAGCATTGTTGTAGGCTTTAGCAATACGGTGTATGGTGCCAGCATAGTCAAGCGGTGTAACCATGTTATTCTTATACGTACACACCTGCTTATATGGCATTGTTGTAACGTCTATAACTTGGAATGCAGAGTAATCTAATCCCTTACCACGAGAAACGTCGCATGTCATTACATACTGGTGATTGCCTTGCTTCTCTTCGTATACGAACAGACCATCTCTGGAATGAGTAGGAGTCTGAGACACAAGAGTCTTCAACACAGCGCCCGCAATCAGAGTGCCGGAGGATCCTAACCACGCACACTCGAATTCCTGAGCGAACTTCTCCATATCGAAGTCCATAGCGCCAAGAGTTTCGTGTCTCCACTTCTCGTCACGACCTGGAACCTTCTGCCAAGGAACTTCAACGTATTGGTAGCCGTTCGTTCCTTCTTTAGCGCCCATACACGTCTTATAGAAGTGATTGAGGCCATTAGGTGTAGAGGTGAATAGGATCTTTGTTGTTTCACCAGATGAAATCGTTGGGAAAACAGAAGCGAAGAATTCGTCCCAGTTTTCTACGAACGCAGCTTCGTCGATGTACAGTAGCGAGATAGACTTACCACGAATAGCTGATGATGAGGTTGCTGCAGCTAGAACCTTACATCCGTTCTCTAGTTCGATGGATCCCTTGTTCCATTCAATAACACCTTGCTGTAACCAGTCTGGCAGTGATTCGAACGATAGCTTAATACGGTCTAGAATTTCTCTAGCAGCATCCCCCTTATTAGCGAGGAGGGCAACAGTTTTGTGGTCGTTGAAAAGAATATAGTGTAGAATAACAGCAGCGGCTGTAGTAGTCTTACCAGCCTGACGAGATGTTACAACGGTAACACGTCTATGATCCGTAATCTTGTTAATGATATCCTTTTGATAATCATATAACTGAATAGGAATCAAACCACGATCGACGTGGACAATCTGAATGTACTTCTCAGCAAAGTAGATAGGATCCTGTGCGCACTTGAGATACTCTTGTAGCATCTCAGGCGACCAGGAAATCTGCTTTCTAGCCTTTTTGAGTAACGGGTTACCATTGTAACCCTTTTCTAAATTAAGCATTCTTGCTCTTCATGTCCTCAAGCATCTTCTGCAGGTCGGCAGTGGATCCAACAAACAGATTGTTGTTAATCGTCTGTTGACCTTCTTCTTGTTTCTTCTTACCCTCTAGGCGCTGTCTCTTTACCTGTAGGTCAACCAGACCCATAGAGACGTCAGCGTATGTCTTGATCATAGAGTTGAGCACTTCATACGCCTTAGGATGTTGAGACTGCTGAGCAATCGTTAGCATATCCTGAACAGCCTGTTGGGAGAGTTCGATAGCGTTACCTAGATTCTCTCTGGCCTCAGCTACGTCCTCTTCGACCTGCTCTTCTCCGATAACAGCAGGTAAATTAATATTCTCTTCTTCATCCACTATTACAGTTAGTGGGTTGATTCCTAAAGCATCATCAATAGCGCGCGACATTAGAAGTTTTCCTGAAAGTCCACAATGAATCCATAATTGTCCGTTGCTTTGATTAGACCACTGTCTATAGACAGCGAAGCGTTTGCTGTGGGTTCGCCGTTAGCAGTCAGACCTGGAGTAATTGTAATCTCTATTGTGTTAGGTGTTGTAGGTAAGGCTTCATTGACCGAAACGCCACCTTCAGGGACCTTAATATTAACTTCAGCCTGCTTAACAATGTTGCCTGTTCTTGTCGGACCAAATATATATGCTTTCATTGTAAAATTAAGTGTCCAGATAATCGCTCTACGGGTAATAAAATCACCCTCGTACGTATCCTGTTGTGAAATCGAGTTCAACACTACTGGAACATCATACTTGATACCCAAGTCTGGGTTTATGTTTAGCGTTGCTGTCCATTCTGGAGCAAAGAATGGTAGGATCTGCTCTACGATACGCGTGCCATCCTCAGCATTCTTTACCATAATATAAAGAGAAAACTCAATGTCATATGGAATAGGATTGTACTGAAAACGAGACTTGGACGGATCTGTTGGATCCACAGACGAGATCTTACCAATCGTATTGAACTTGCGGTTAGGATCATAAGCAAAGTTGATAATCTCAAACGCCATACGTGGAAGCTGGAGAGCAATTGGCCTATCAAGGCTTGGGTTGCCCTCCAGTCTAGCTAGAAACTTTTCTTTAGGGCCATAGTTTAATGGCACCTTCATTGTCTGTACACGGTCGCCATCATTATCATCGCGTGTAAGCCAAACGTCGTTGAACAACGTACCAAAGTAGATTACATACTTTCTGATTGTTCCATGATTCCAAATTTGGCCAAACATTAATCGAATCCTATATTTTCAGAGAATGGGTCGCGTTTCGACCAGTCAATAATATCAGCACCTTCAGCTTCGATCTCTGCATTGTCTGCATATACGTCTTGCAGCTGATCTTCGTAATTAAACTGACCTTGGACGAGTGGGAAGCCTTGGTCGTCCACGAGGAAGAAGCCATCGTCGGTAAGAATACCAGCAGCTTCGAGCGAGAAGGAAAATTCTCTTTCGATTCTGTCAATGGCATCGATACCTGTTGACAAGCGCTCATTGGAGTATTCCCATGTCTCGCAGACAAGATCCCAAACCTGTAGGGCTCCCATCTGATAGAAGATTGGCTGGTTATTAACATACTTAATAACCATGATACGACCAGTCATCGGCGACATAATAAGATCGCCTTCTTGTGGTCTATCGATAGATTGCTGAGTGCCAATTTCGTTGGCGAATGTACGTCTAGCAACAGTGAAGGTCATCTGATCACGAATCTCTAAGTTAAACTTAGATAGGAATGTGCCATCACCTTCGTAGCTATCGAATGAACGGATGTACATATCGATGGAGTAGGCATTCTTGTATTCGGAGATAGTGTCTTCCCCGTAGATGTCATCCTTAGCCACTACAGTTCTAGGGCAGTAGTAAACCTGGTGCCCGTAGATAGAGATAGACTCAATCATCAGGTCTTCAATAAGACTCTGCTCCATTGAGTTTTGAAAGTTTTGAAAGTAGAAGTTGGATGACGTCATTGGTTATCCGATCATATCCAATACCGGTAGTGAGTAGGAGCTGATCATTTCCTGCTCCATCTTTGCAAGTTCATCTACAGCGTCGTTGTAAATCTTTTCGCCGTTAAACTGCACACCACCAGGAAGTGACATACCTGTAAACTTAGTTATGTTGGATCCCCACTGTCTCTTAATAAGAGATGTAGCATAATTCTGAAGCCAACGATCGTTCCATGCATCTGTATAGACGTCTGGATCTACTACTTCATATGCCTCGATGAGAAGAAACTCTCCGTTTCTAACCGTGTTCCAATCCATATCCACATACAGGCGGTCTTTGTGACGAGAGTAGCGGATTGGGTGCTTACCAACGAGCATTTCTGTAATAAGAGATAGATGCTCCATTACCATGTAGTAAGGAATCATTGACACAGAGGTTAGTGTGTAGAGATCGTTAAGAGCAATCTGATAGCGGATGTTGAACAAGTCATCTGAGCGAACCATAGGATCGCCAAGCGAGAATACAGACACAGCACCGATAATGTTCTCAGGCAGTGTGATGTACTTGTTCTGACGGTCTTCCTCTACGACCTGATGCTTATAGTATACCTTTTCTGATCCATCAAAGTGGTAGTCCCAGTAGTAACGCAGAGCTTCGTCCACACGATCATCAACCTGATCGTCGTCTACGTTGATCTCGATGACAGGAGCGCCTAGTTTACGAAGGCAATATGCTTTGAATTCAGCTTTGGTAGTAGGAATGGCCATTTACAACACCCTTATTTTATTGCTATTTATACAAACAGCAAACCCCTAGTCTGCCAAGTCTACTGGCCAGAAATTGATCAACATACTCTTACGAGACCCTTGTTTCACCGGAGCAATCCAGTGATAATGGTATGATCCGCGGAAATACACCACATCATACAGCGTAGGGTTGTATGCTTCTCTAGGCATATCTTCAATTCCATCTGGAGGGTTTATAGAATCTTCACTCCATTGAGTGTGCGATATCATCAACTCCCCACCCTCCATATCATCAGATACTTCGAGATACGTGGCTAGCGTGATAGGAGACAGAAAGTACTTCTCCTTGCCCTCTTCCAACCATTGGGGAGGAGAGAAGGTCTGATCGCTTCTAGCATAATGGTTATAGTCACAATGAGGAGCTAATTGCTCGCCAATGGTCTGAGACTGAAACCAATACTCAACCTTCAGTCCTTTGTATTCCATACCCTCATCTCGTAGGAATGCTAGAACTGCCTCATCATATTTATCAACCGCTTCGCCATCTTTTATGAAGTGGGTTTGGTTCTCAAACTGTTTGGTTTCGAAGTACGTGTGATCCAGAAACACCTTAGCAATATCTGGATTAATTGTGGACCTACGCGTAATTAGACTTGTTCCATGGGACATCGTCAAACCTTTCGAATATAAAATCAATTGCCTGCTTTGTCTTGTCGGTCAAACCAAACTTCTCGATGAATTCGGCGCTGTAGGGTTCGTAGACCCCTCTATTGACATGGCTAAAGTCGGCTGGGGATCTTTCAATCCCTAAACGATCACAGAGTTGATCCACAAAGTCTTGACTAAACATAGTCTCGTAAAACTGATAGATGGGTGTATCAAATACGTTGTCTATGGCTTCTACAGTTTCTTTGTATTTGCACGATAAGGTGCTCTTAAGAAGTAGCTCTGCAGCTGGTGGCATTTCTAACGATGTAGATGATCCACCACCCGCCTGATTGAGCATATTGAAAGCAGACCAAGCCCTTGACACAGGCTCTCTCATGATGTATACTGGAACAACCTCTATACCATCTTGTGCAAACCCATCACGGAGTAGTCTGAAAATGTTTTCTGTACTACCCTCGTAGTGAGTAAAGTCTCCAGACACCATACCGTCGGGAACCACAGAGTTGAAGTAACTGAAGTAGGCGTTTAGATTCTTTTGAAACGTCCCAGGTATACTACCAAACGTCGGAACGAGGTCGTCCCGTTGAATAGCGTTTATCTCTTTGGATCCACAACTATGAAATTGCCGATGGTTATGAAAATATTGATGTAGCCACGTGGTGCCGGCTTTTTCAGCACCCACACATAACAAGAACTTCATCTTACAATCTGCCGACCAGCGCCGTGTAGTTAGATGGAGCGCCTTCGAAGGATGGAACCTCATCAATGATACTGTCGCTTGAATTACGCTTTAAAGCAGCGTAGAAGGCTGAGTCAGTATGTGTAGGGGCCTTGTAGGTCTCGATGTTGTGTTGGGCAAAGAAAGCAGCTCTAATAGGAGCTGTCTCGGCTGCAAAGATCCATGATCTAGAGTTGTTATACTTCTTTGTAAGATACCAGTGACCCTTGAAGCATCTAGTTTCCGCCTCAATGTAACCGGCTGCAAGAAGGTGGTCTACGCCATCAATCTGAACCCTGTACATAAGGAATTCGTTATCGTTACTAAAAGGACAGTTACCGGCGATGGCATCTAACAACTGCTCTTTGTAAAACTCTTTTCTCTGCTCATCTGTTTCGAGGTGCGGAGCCCACAGAAAGTTGTTGTTGATGTCTGGTAGCGATGACTCATATAAATCGTCAAAGTCGACTGATAAAGATGTGAGAGTCTGAAACTGAATGTTCATTAAATACGTTCCTTAGGCTTATAAGCTATAAATTCTATAATGTTATTTAGCCATCCTTCACCCGTGGTATCACCTGGGTTGTTGTGATGCCACTTATGATGATGCTCCCCACCTGTAAGAATACCAAATAGTATTCCCATATACTTCGGTCCGTTCTCATCGTGGTTTAATGTAGACAAACCAAGAGACCATAGGGTAGCTACCATCGGAATGAAGTATCCGAAGAAGAATGCTTGTGGGGAAATTAGTAGAAGAAGTAGTGGTAGCGGCAGAAGATACCAGTAATGCTTGTGGAAGAACATAACGTTCTTATTACGCATCAGTCTTACAACGGTGCGTATATCTCCTCCGTTCGGACCGCTATTGTTCCAGAAGACAGGAAACATCACCTTCCAACCAAGTAGGTTATATGGATGTGGATCTTTCCACGTATCTGTATATTTGTGGTGGTGAACGTGAGAGGCGCAAAACTCAATAGGGGATGACAAACTACCGTAAAAGCCAAGCGCTGTGCAGATGAACTCAACCCACGGATGCATCTTGTGCGTTCTGTGTCCATGGATACGGTGGAACGTAATTACTGCTCCGACGCATCTGAACAGGAAGAACATTACTGCAGAAAGGATGAGTAAGGGTAGAGTTGCATACATCCACAGAGCCCAAGCAGCAACAAACGGCCCAAGGACTTGGAAGGCAAAAAGGGTATAGCGTTTATCGAGTTTGTTCATCTTTTATCCGCACTTGCTCAAGTAATAGAGATGTGTCGTTCATTGCGAACAACTTGTCTATTTGACTTATAATAATCTTCTTGTGTGGGTGCTTGTCGAGAGTTTCTGTTTTCGTACCCTCTATACCGTAGTAGTCTTCGTACCACACAATTGGCTTCTGGTATTTATTTAAATACAATAATACACCGTATAGGCTATGGAACGATAGATACAGATGTTGGATCACCCCATCACCTCTAAGATAAGGTCTGGATAGTAAGAAGAAGTTAGCTAGACTAAGGAATGCATCCCGCATGTCCTTTCTTAGCATAACATAATCTGCTCGATCGATATACAGATGAGGAGACTGATTAACTAGTACAACATAATCGCTAGGGTTGACAATAGCGTTAAGGTAAGTGTCTTGTGTGTATGTGGGTTGAAACTTGGTTTCGTGGTATGGCTGCTTAACATTAGCATCATTGCAACTATCGACATACATCGGGTTCAGTTCACCGACAAACGGAAGCCCCGAACTCTCCTGGAGATCGAGGCAGAACCGGGTTGCCCCGCATCTAGGTAGTGAACATACAATCATATTAGAGTTTGATCCATCGATCTCAATTGCTATACATTATTTA